AATTGTAGAACCTTGACCATATGTGCCTGGAGTAATCGTAACGGCACCTGAATTAATATTAATAAACTTTTTGATAAAACCTTTATCAGCGCCGCTGGCGCCGTTAGCAAGCGTACATGCAACTGAAGAACTCGCATTGTGGATTGTGAGTGGAATAATCGGAGAAGCAGTAACAGTTGTACCTGTCAATGTTTCTTCTTTATATCGCACTTTACTATTGAGTAGTACTGCGCCAGTACCTTTACCAGCAAGTAATAATGGTATGTGTGTATCTCCGCCGACCGAAGTAATCGAAGGACCACTGTTTGTTGCAGCATTTGTTACTTCTAAACTGTTAACTGCACTAGATGTTTGCTGAAATACAATTTGTTCGTTACCACCAGCATCTGCTATAAAACCTGCATCTGCAAACTTAGGTGTTGTAAGCGTAGGAGCAGTAAGTGTTTTGTTTGTAAGTGTCTGAGTATGACCTTTGAATACAAACTCATCATTGCCGGTGAGCAACGGAAGTGTAACAGTTCTATCTGCTGTTAAATTTGAAGGAGCAAATATATACTGATGGCTCGAATTTGTATCTTGTATCTGAGGTGTGGTAAGTACAGCCGATGTTAATGATTGCGTACCACCTGTAAGCTGAACTGTTCCTGTTGCATCTGGAAATGTAATAGTTCTATCTGCAGTTGGATCTGTAAATGCTACTGTAGTTTCAAAATCATTAGCACTTGCACCTTCTGCAATAATTGTACTATCACCTAATTTAATTTTTGTTGCTGCCGTTACAGCACCACCTAAAATAGTATAAATTTCTGTAAAGTTAGCATTGATCTTAGTACCGGCTGTACGCATTGTATCGCCAGTATTATCGTTAGCTGCTGAACCTGTATTTACTGTTTGTCTTGCCATTATTTTAACCTATGAGTTGTAACTATTTATACGCCTTATTATGCTGAATCACTATAATAATCGAATTCCTCAGCATCAAATGTTGTTTGTGTATTAGAGAATCTAATATTACCACCAACAATTGAATCTGAATCCGCATCAAATGTCTGACTACTAATTCTAGCTGCATCGATAAGATTCGCGAAGGTATTATCAAGATAACCAAGAGTACCGAATTGGTTCGTCGAGAACGGACCAAAGTCTTCTGTAGCTGTTGTACTTTGTTCGACGGTACCGTAGTTGGTTGTAGCAGATACGCTGCCTGTGACCAAACCATAATCCACAATGTTTCCAAATGGCGGACGTAAATCAACAACGTGACCAGCTGAATCTGTAAAGTCACTAGCAAATACATTGCTAAAGTCAACTCTATAAGAACCTGCAACATTTATACCACCATCTGAATCATAAGATTTATCTACAGCACCAAGAATACCAGATAGATCTTGGAATGCAAATGGTGCAGCACTCGCAAGTGATACAAACTGTGCATCTGGATCAGCTTCAGGTACACTAATAGGCATCAAATCAAAACTAATATTAGCATTTGCTGTTGCGATCTGTACTTCTGAACCTACAAACATTCCACCTGGGTGGGCGAAGAGTTTGTATAAATCTAGCCATTCACTTGAAGCAATACCTAATTTTATAAGTATTCCCCAGAACTGATATATTGTAGGATCAGTAATTCTTAATTCAGTCTCTGGACCTATAATGCTACCAACTTTGAATACAAGATCTTTACCGTATATGACTTCTGGTGTTTCTCCAAAGAACATTTTAAAGAATCGTTCAATACCAAACTTAGTACCTTTTGATCGATAGAAGTTATTTGAAAGACCAGCAGCAGTACGTTGATCCAATGCACCTTCAATATAGTTCTGACCTAGTAATAGTTCATCTTCTATAAATCGAAGATTAGCACTCGCAGTCTGAGGTATATCTCGTAATGTAGGAATTGTTTTTAGTTTATGACCAAAGTTTCCAGATGTATCTAGATGATCATAATACTTTTCGAGAAGTGTGATAAGCTTAGGATTGTCTTCGCGAAACCATTCAGGCAATGCTTCGGCGATTAGATTTCCAGTAAAATCTAGCTCACGTCTTCCTATATCTGAAAGGGTTTTATCTGTCATTTTTAGTTTTCAGCTTCTGTTGTTACTGCAGTAATAGTACTTATGTCTGCATCATACTTGATTATGTTATTTCTTTCAGGCGCAATCGCACTTTGATTTGCAGGTAATACTGATATTTTAATATTAGAACTACCGCCAAGTAAACCTGTAGGTCTAAATGCAGTAATAGTTAATATTCCGGTTGTAGTATCAAATGATCCAATATTATCCACGATTACTACAGCTGTACCTGATTCTACAACTTGTAATTTATTAGTTGCCACATTAGCTCTCTGCTCATTTAGGATTCGACATGGACTTCCGTCAACTAAAAATGTAGTACTTCTTACTATTTGATCATTGTCATTTGGTGAAGCTTTAGCAGCCGCTGCAGCAATGAGAGAAGGAAATGTAAGTGTATATGCATTGAATGTATTAACAATCGGGACTATTCTTTGTTGCATACGAATTATAGATCGCGATGAAAGTACTGCAGAACTGACCTCATCAACAATTGTAAGTAAAGCAGATCTTCTAAATGATTTTTCAAACTTACCGGTGTTAGCAGTAAAGTAAGCAGCAATTTTTGCCTTAACAGAAGTAGTAATAGCATTAGTAGAAAGTGCTGTTAAGTTAGGATTAATCTGATAGAATAAAGCAGTTTCAATAAATGTTTCAATTGGATCTGCAAACTCTACATTAAATGATATCACTGCAAGTTGTTTAACAAGTTGTTCGATTGAAAGCTTAGTTGCTGCTTGTGTAGCAGCAGTCACGTCAGCTTCAAAATCTATAGCTGAAAATACAGTACCAAACTTAGGCTCAGGATTATCTTGACCACCCCATGATATAATATCATTAATAAGAGTAGAAAAGTTTCTGTTTATAATAGATGTATAGTCTTCGGGAGTAACCATTCTATTCTGTGATGCATATTGAAATGGTGCATTGGTACGAATCGAAGCGATTGTTTCTTTTGCATCCCCGCCGATTGCAGCTGCAGTTGTTGTAACAGTAAGAGTTCGTGCAGAACCGAGAACAGTTACAGTATCAATCGGAGCAAACGCCTTTGCAGTATTTGCATCAGCACCCTTTGTTGAAAGATATTCTACTGTAATTGTATTACCAGCAGCAGGTGCAAGACCAAGAATTCCATTACCACCAAATGATAATTGATAGAAACCGTTAGGTGCTTCTTTGAGTATGTAAATAGTAGATGTAGGAGAGATAGTAGTAGCTGCAGTAATGTTAATATATGCTGAACTTGTATTACCATCATTTACTCTAACAATTGCAGTGTCTGCGTCAAGTGTTGCATCAGGAATTATATAAACATCTGCTTCGTTAAACTCGCCAACGTTAAATGTTTTAGTTTTTAAATCGCCTTCAAATATTGGAATAGCAGTAGAGCCTTCGCCGGTTTTAAATATGTAACTTCCTAAGCCATTGTCAGCCGCAGTATGAATTTCTCTTGTTTGAAAGTTATAAGTTATATCATCAACAGTAGATGAGAATCGTGTATTAATTGGTAAGTCAACGGTGTTTGGTCGGCCAGTGACATCTGCTAAACTCATTGTAACTCCAACACTTCCTTTTGCGGATGTCATTGTATCTGGTACATAACCAATACCAGTAGCTAATGATACGACACTCGATCTTAACTGAGCTGTACCAAGAAATGATTCGTTTAATGCAAAGTTAGTTGTCAATCCATTGACATGGGTGTTGTATGCAAGAACATCTAGAATATTTGAAAGACCTGATGCTTCAAAATCATAGTCAGCAAATTCTGTTGTATTTCTTAAATACGTTTTAAGATTTGATTTTATATTAGCAAAATCTAATGCTGTTGAATTGATTGTTGTTGCCATCTTATCTTAGCCTCGCAAGTGTACTAGTAAATTTTACTAATTCGTCTGTGTTTATTACTCTAAATTCTACAACTACTTGTATAGAATTTCTATCGGGGTTTGCTATTGCAGTAACGTTGAGAGCTTGAGCTCTTGGCTCAAATATGTTGATTGCATGCCTACAACGTTGTTCAATATCTTCTTCTGCATCATCATCTGCAAGATCAAATAATAAAGCTCTGAGATTACCACCAAACTTTGGCTGAAATGGTTTCTCAAAATGATTTGTAAGCATTAAGTTTTTGACCGCTTGCTTGACTGCAGCTGCATCTGTTTTTTTAAATATTTCACCGTTTGGTCTAGCAGCAAATGCAAGATCTATATCTTTGTATAGCTTAGTACGAGATCCAATAATAGAACTCGATCCTAACCTTACGTCTTCTGCTGATAGCTTATTGGCCATTATTATCTCTCTTATTTACCTTTATTTATATAGTTTCTATGTGTCTTTGATTCCAAAAGCAGATTTAAACCATTGATCCGATCTATATAAGAATTTAGTTTTCTTATCATAATTGCTACCAGATCCTGCCCTTGCGCTAAGACCAGTATATGCTCCTAACATATCTAAGTGCATTGCAAAATTGTCCATATATCTTGGATTTTGCTCTGGCCCATGACCTCCGCCCAGTACACCATTTGCTACAGCAGCTTTTACAAACTGTGTCATAATAGCTCTTTCTCTTGCTTTAGCAGAGCTCAATGGTTTTCCATTAAAGATTAATCGAATATCAGCTGCAAGTCCAGTATCATGGCGTGTATCACCTATTCTTCTATTATCTGTTCCAGGTTGTTTACCACTATATATTTCTACATAATCAAGGCCTGCAGTGATAGCTGCATCACTTAGTACTTTTTCTAATTCTGAATTTACTTTTTTATCTCGTACATTATCTTTACCAAATGCATATTTTATTTTTTCATTTGACGTTGTAACAACAGCTGCACTTTTATTTGGCTCTAGAGTAACTACTTCTATCAAATCATCTGCACTTAATAGCTGATTGTTATATCTAGTTTCTAATTTGTATTGAGTAGGTTCAACTGCATTATAATCTTCATCTACTTCTGACATAACAACTATTATTTGAATATGAAGTTTATCTTCTTGAATTGTATCGTAGTTTAAAATGATTGTATCATAACTAAATAAACTATCAGCTAATCGACGTGCAAAGTCAAAAGAAACTTCTGATGACTGCTGATTATAAGTATCGTGCAATTCATATGTAACAGCTCTACCTGTTTGTGCAAGAAAAGGTATTGACGGGGGTGATGATTCTAATTTTTCACCTTCAATAGATTTAACTTCAGAAATATATTTTTTATAAATGCCTTCAGTTACTGTTAGGCTATGATCTTTAAATTGATCATTTGCTCTTTTAAATTTTATTACTTCGGCTTGTAATAATAGTTGTCTTGCTACAGCTAGATTTTCTTCTACATTTGGTGTAACATCTCTAAATGCTACGCCACCTAATAGAAACGTAGATATAGGTATTCCAATCCCTAGTAAATGTTTACCGGTATTTACAATTTCAATCTTCTTTCCGAGTACATCAATATTTGAAAGACCTAATTGTCGTGGATCTCCAAAGACTCTCATCGGATTAAATCGAGTATCAGGTATAAATTTTTTATTTTGCCTTTTACCTTTTAAATAAGTTACAAATTTTGTAGAAATACCAACATCTTGTTTATTTGCTGTATATGCTACTGCTCCATCATACGATCTACTGACGCCTGGAGGAATTTTATTTGCTGAGAAATCTTTTGATAATAACTTATTACTTTCTAAATATGTTATGAATTTAGCATTCTTTGCATTATTAGGATCTTTTAGTTTTGTTCTGATTTGTCTTATAGTTAAAGGAGTATTTGTAACTCCGCCAGTCAACTCATGAAGAGCTAATTTATTTTTATAACCGTCGCCTTCATCAATATTTACTTTACGATATCCGTATTTAGAATCGCGAAGAGCTGCAGCCATTCGACCTGATGTAGGTTGAGATGTCTCAGTTGTATCTGGATTAGTAGCAGCAGTGCCAACATAAGTTGGAGCAGCAACTGCAGAACCACCTGTTAGAGTATTAGCTGTACCAGCATTTTGTGCCTTTGCTGCAGTACCATTTACATTACCTACCACATCACCAGTAAATGCAGCGCCTTTAATTCCTTTGAGTGTACTACCTGATATAGAAGTAATACCGTTTGCTTTGATAGCACCAGTATATGTAGCAGATAATCCATAATAGTTCTTTCCATAATATATCATATTCTCACCGCCAATAGTTCCGCCTGCACCTACGACTGTAAGATCTTCGGCAGAGATATTTGTATTTGGTGCAGCAAAGGTTGCTGTCATCATTGAGCTAAAATGTGCAGATCCTCTGGCATTCATGTTAAAATCGCCTTGAACACTATTATCAAGTTTACCTTTTACAACATTTGTCACATCGCCTAGATGAACACTTGTTGTATTTTTTACTACGTCAGTATGCATATTACCTACAACTTCAACGTACTTGTTTTTCTTTACAGCTTCTTCGCTTATGCCTTGAACAAACTCTCGCTTATCACCCTGTACATTTAGATTGTAATCGCCTTCGACTCTCACATCTAAATCGCCACCAGCATCTATCTCTAGATTTTTACAAGATACTTTGAGATCTCCTTCGACCATCATAACAC